TACATATAACATAGTCAATGCTTTCTGTATCTTATATAATAAAGAAGGAAACTTTTCAAAGACAATAGGATTATTTTTTAAACACCTCTCTTCATAAGCTCCATTACTATCTATAAGTTCTCTACCTGAACCTAATGACAGACGATTATTATAATGAGTCCAAGACTCTTCTAAGTTAAGAACACTTTGATGAATGGTTTTACAACCTCTTTCATCTAAGAAATCTTTAAGTATTACTGCTGAGTGTAGTGCCATAATCAGGTAGCCTTTGTGGTTGTTGTAATTTCCATAACTCAGAAACTAATGTATCTTCTCCATAAAATTCCATGTACATATCTACATCTGTTCTTTGTAATAATTTTTCTACGTCTTGTGCCATAGCCAATAGTTCACCAGTAGTCCAAAACTTTTTACCATTAGTAACTACATGTAGATACTTTTGTTTACCTGTACCATCTACTTCAGTCTTGTCTTTTGGTTCAGGCACTGAGCAATCAAATCCAAATAGTTTAAAGTTTCTAAAACCTAATGTATGTCCTACACTAATGGCTCTCATAGCTGCACATGTGCCACCTGTAAGTAGTGTAGCATTCTGTGGTATGCCTAGTTCTTTAGGGATGACAACCTTACCATCTTTTTCTTTTTCAACAATAGCATCTGAGTAAGCATTCCAACCTACTATAGTTGCATTAGATTTTTTTAATAATTGTATTACAGATACATCTGTCATAGATGATACAAAGAAATTAGTTTCTTTTGGTACAACTTTAAATAAATCTTTACGTACAATACCATGTGTACTTGTTCCTTCAATAGGTCTAGGGTCAAGTATGTTACAACCCCAAGGTATAATCCCCTGTTCTAATAACATAGGAAGGGAATGTTTAACACATATTATTTTATCTTTAGTTTCTTTTAAATAGTCTATATGCTTTAGAAAAGAAGGACCACCTGAAACAATATTTAATGTCTCTCCATTAGGTTTGCATTTTTCTAACCATGAGTTCATAGCCTTAACATTTTCTTTAATGTTTTTCCTGATGTCATCTACTGGCATACAGTCTTTAGGTTTAACTATAATAGGTACTTCTTTTAGAACTGATGGTAGTTCGTCTAGTTTGTTATCATGTATAACAACACCTAGATGAGTGATACCTCCACCCATAACAGGGTCTTGAGAAGGTAAGACTTTTCTTCTTAGCTTATTATCTAAGGCATTAAATACTTTATTAGTTCCTTGATGTTCTTCAACAACTTCTTTTCCATCTACATCTTTAGTAAAGAAGTCATCAAAGATTACAATAGGAAATGTCTTAGTCATATTGTAATCATGTTGTACTGTGTCTTCACTATGCCCACCATCTAAGTAAGCTAAGTCAAAATCTTTTTGTTCAGTTAAAGTTTTTTTAGTATTACCTTTAACTAATTCAAAAGTAAATTCTTTTTTAAAGTTTTTCTTAACATGTTCTTTAAAATCATTTAGTCTTTTCTCTACTGCTTTGTAAAGATTATGTGGCTTGGTATTCATTTCAGTCTTGTCAGTAAACTCATCTGCATCTTCAAATAAATCATAGCCTTTGTAATGTACTTTATCTACATTGTCAAAAGCTGCCAATGCCATTTCAATTGCACGACCACCATTCCATGTACCTGTTTCAAGAAATCTTGAAAATTTATAGTGTCTGATAATTGTAGCAATTTGTTGGTATCGCTTTGGACCAGTAACATCAGGGGTAGTTTCATTTGATAGCTCCTGTTTTCTATTGCCTTTATAATGTTCTAAGTATTCTGTAAGAGGAGAGTTATTAAAAGCATCTAACCCATTTACTTCTGGTGTTAAGCTATGCTTCTTTAACCCATGTGCTCCATAAATATTAAATAATCTTTCAAATATAAAACCATCATGCCATTCTCTATAAGCTAGAACTTCATGACTATTATATATTCGTCTCATGTCTGCTAGTAAATCAAAAGGTGGGGTAGTATTTAAATTAAAAGCCATGAAGGATGTCTCACTATAATCAACATCTTTCCTACCAAGATGGACAAGCTCAGAACCAAGGGGAATAATTCTAAACAAGTCCTTCTTAGATAAAGGTTTCTTCAGGATAACGTCAGCATCTAACCATACTACCCAACCTACTTGCACACCTTCTTTAACCAACTTGAAGGAGAAGTCAGTTAAGGCATACACTTTGTGACACCATTTAATGGCATCTAATCTCCAATTGTAGGGCATCTTGCCACCTTGTGTGCCATCATGCCTTACCATCTCTTGTCTATACTGAATCATATCAGTACATCTATTTAAATTTTCAAAAGTTATCTTATCAGTTTTAGGAAACTCTTTAATTGTTTCTTCATCAAAGTCGTGATAGAAAACTGTAAGATGTAAGTCATCTGATAAATACTTAACACAAGAATCAACCATAAGTTTACCATATGTTGCCCAACCTTTCTTACTAAAAGAAGTTACAATATTTATATTATCTTTACTCATCTCATTAACCTTACCCAATCTCCTATGTTTCCAGGAATAGTTGTTTGATATAATAATCTTTCATCATGCCAGTCTTGTGCAAATTGCATGTTCTCAAACTTACCACCAAACCAAGGACCACCTAATGAATAATGTATAGCTGAAGGTGACTCAGACATAGGAGTTATATCTGGTATATAATTCCAACAAGAAGGAATGGCTCCTATCTGGTCATCAGTTGTCCATTTAAATTGATGTAAGTCTAAACCTTTAGCTGTATTAACATATTCAGTTGTTAGTTTTTTAGTATCTTTATGTCCCATATTAATTAACATAAGAGAAGACCATAGTTTCTTTTCATATGCTAACTGTTTTTGACCATCCATCTTTTCAGATTCTTTAGGTTGCCAATCAAACTTAACACAAGCAGCAGCATGATTAGGATATGTAGTCTCAACAAATTTAAATAACTTATCTACATCTTCTAAAAATAAAAAGTCACAGTCACAAAATAATATCCAACCTTTAGTTATATCATTTACTCTAGCAATTTCAGGTGCTAAGAAACGAGTATGACTAAACTCAGTTGAGAAAGGCTTGTCATCTATGACATCCATTCTTTGTCCTTCTGAGTCTTCAGTCCATTCTCTTGAGAATAATTCTGCACCTCTTAATGCTTTATAATTTAAATCAATTACAGTTAGGGGTCGTGAACTTCTTCTTAATAAAGAATGTTCACAAACTCTATATGCAATGTCTTCTCTATGGTCATAACCTATAAAACAAAAGTTAGTTTTATTTAATTCTAAGGGTCTTAACCACTCATACTCATGAGCTGTTTGTCTACTTCTGATTAACATAATAGTATTATACTCCTTTCCTAAAATAAAGTCAACCTCTTTAAACTATTTCACAAGCACCTGCAGTACAAGCAAGTTCTTTTGAAGAGGTTGTTGTATCTTCAGTTTCATAATTTACTAAGTCCATCCAGTTAATATTCTTAGGTGTCTTAGCTAACCACTCTTTGTAAGTCTTCTCATCTACTTCTTGATAAGGTGCTTGTTGATAGCTATGTTCAGAGTGAGGTAAGAAAGAAACTCCACTACATATTTCAAAGTTTTCATACACCCATGCACCTACCTTTAACCATTCATTTTCTTTTACATATACAGTAATAGAAGGTTTATGTTCACACCAATTTAATTGATATACCTTCCATACTTCTAACTGTTCTAATGCACTCATTGTATCTCTCATAACTGAATGCTGTGGAGCTTTCATAGGGAAATAAAATACTTTAGTATCATTAGGTTTCATAACATCATCTTCTCCATAGAAACCTTTCTCTAACATCATGTCACATAAAGGGTCTTTCTTATCTGCTCTTACAGTTCTAAGATAGTAAGAAGAATATCTAGGGTGTATACCTGAAGCTGAATCAACAAGTTGTGATACAGTTCCTGAAGGTTTAACACAAGTAATAGCAGTAGATTGATTGATACCTAGTTTGTCTGCCCATTCTTTATTTACTTTAATAGCATGTTCTTTTAACTCTATTAACATATCTTTAAGAACTTGTTTATTAAAAATTTCTCCTGATAATATCTTATGGTCCATGATACCAGTAAGAGATACACCTAATAATCTTTCTTCTTCAGTGTTCTCTTTCCATTTTTTAGTAACATATCTAAAATTAGTAAGAGTAGATTGTAATGTACCAAAGATAGTAGCTATCTCTACTTTCTTTTTTAAATCTTCAATCTTATCTGAAGGTCTAACTACAACTTCACTTAAGTTACACGTTTGTTTATTACGTAATACTATTTCTGAACAGGGGTTTGTGCCAAACTCATGGTCACCATCTCTTCTACCTGAACGTGTTGCCATTTTTTGTGAAGCAACTCTATTAAAGATACCACGTTCTCCAGACTTTGAATCATATAATGACACCCATTCTTTCATGAATGTACCTATGTCAGGCATCTCAGTATATGCAACAGAGTTATTAGAATAACTTCTTTGTGGATTATCATCCCACCATTGTCCAGTCTTAGCATCTCTCATACGTAGGTCAGATAGATTAGACAAACTAATTAAAGCTGAACGTCTTACACCTCCACAGACAACAACGTCAGCTATCTTACATACAATGTCATGACACTCAAGAGAGTTTAACTTTCTACCTTTAGCTATCTTAAAAGTTTCAACAGTAAAATTAAATAAGTCAACCAAAGGTTTAGGACCACTGGCTCTACCTCCAAATGTTTTTAGTTTCTCTCCTGCTTTTCTAACTAATGACACATCAAACTCAGGGATTTGTCCTGCATACAACATAGCAATTAATTCTCTATAGGATTTTGCCCAACCAATTTTACTATCTTTTACTTTAATAACTGTGTCAGTCTTATGAAACTCTTCTTCAATAGTAGGTAGCTTACTGGTGTACTGTCTCTCAACACTAAACCCCACACCTGTGCCACACATAAGTACATACATTATCTCATCAAAGGTTCTTACATTATCAATAGCTACATATGAACAATTAAATCCTGCAATATTATCTTTGTCAAGTGCAGGTCCTGCAGTCATTAGTGCTCTCATTGAGGGCATCACATCCAACATAAGTATAGCATTAAACCATCTGTCATATTCATCTTTAGATATTTCTTTTTTAGTAATCTGTTTATATCTATCAGCCATATAAGAAACATATCTATCAACAGTTTCTTGCCAAGTCTCTCTTCTATTTTCTTTTTCTAACCACCTTGCATATCTTGATATTGCAATGTAGTTTTGGTATTCTGTTGGAAGTGTGTTACTATTCATAATTATTTAACCCCTTTTTGTTTATTGTTTAAGTTACGTATTCTATCATAGCTATCTCTATGTGTCAATATCGCATTGATATGTCCACGAATAAAGCTAGTTCTTTTTGAATTAAGTATTTCTAATGCAATCCTTCTCATATAAGAAGGCTCTATGTTTGCACAACCACATACATAATCAAAATTCTTTTTTACCTCACCAAACTTTGTTGTAAACCAAAGCACAGCTTCTCTTTTATATCTTGAACTCTCAATGTCTCTTGTATCTTTTTGTGTAGCATCAAGTAATGCTTGTAAAATAACTGCCAAGAATAGAGTTCTCTCAGGACTTGTGTCACTGATAAAATAATTTTCAATTGTCTGAAAGAATTGTTCATTGCTTACCATTGTACCATTGTTTAGGAATGCCATCACTAATTTTACAGTAGTCAAAGTCATGCTTAACACACCACCCTGCATACGTCATTGTGCCACCCTTGTTCAACTTCTTATTAGGATTATCAAATGCAAACCTAACTATAATATCAGGATTACTATTCCTAAAAAATAAATGTTTCTTTCTCATTTCAATTGTTAGTCTACCTTTAACTTCTATATAAGTATTATTAGGTAGCATGAAGTCAGGACAATAAGTCTTGTGTTCATGCCATTCATATTTAAATTTCTCAGGTTCATATTTAACTTTTATTTTTTTTGATTTAAAAAATTCATAAACCTTTTTTTCTGAACCACTTCTAAATTTCATTTAATTTTTCTCATGTTAAAATAATTTCTAATGTGTAAACCTGTAAAGACAATACACATGATTAGCATAAATAAACTGTTAGACATTACTGACCATGTAATCCATATTATATTTGAAACCATCCCATATAAAGGTGCATAGTTATCTTTATTACCATACACCCATACAGTAACTACTGCACTAATCGCAGCGAGTAATTCAAATACACTAACCAACATCATCTAATTCAACCTCTTTTACATCAGGAACTTTTGATACTGTTGTTAAGTATCTTGGTCCATTCGCATAGATAAATTTTCTAAGACCTGTCCCATTGTTAGCATCTGACCAACAATCAATTTTATAATCACAGTAGGAACAGCTAACAGCAAGTTTCCTGTTGCCAGACATACCATCAGGAATATCATCATAACATTTGCCAGGTATTTTATCGTCTGCGACAACATCTTTAAGATGTACGACCCTATCTTTTGCATTTATCATCTCCATATTATGGACCTGCATCAGTGCAAGTCTACCACTTTGTTTATCAATAGCTAAGAATGCTCCCTTATCTTTGCCTTGAGCTTCAACGTAACCTGATAGCTGTGCAATATAACCAAAGGGGTCATCATTTATTAATGAACGATTTAAAAATTTTTTAAATGAGTAAGCACTTGCAGACTTACAGTCTGTAACAACACCATCTATCTCACAATCTTGGTGTCCTTTGATACCCTCAATGTCTACTTCTAATTGTTCATTCTTAACTTCATGTCCTGCAGTTTTAGCAAGTAATAATAAAAGTTCCTCAAGGATATGCCCATATGTAAACTTTATCTTTACCCAAGCAGGTAGGTTTTCTTTCTGAACATCTTTTGATTTATACCAAACTTGTCTGTCAGGCTTTCCTATCTGTGACATTCTTAAGTTATTATTTTCTGACCTTGTATTAAATAACATATGTATAGCTTTACCTACATTCTCACACATTAAATCTATGTCTTCCTTTTTAGGTTGGACTCCATTAGATATACTGTCATACATATCTTGTACTAAAGTTTCAATCTGTTTCATAGAAAAAAATAGGGGTGAGTTATTAGCTACACCCCTATGTATTTAAAGATTAATAAAGCTAGACAGGTATCTCAGCGAACTCCTGCTTAGAAGTTGTAGATGAAGTTACTACACTTCCATCTGGAATTTCCTCAAATGCTGAAGCTGATTCGTCTCCTGCATAAGGAACTAAGTCCACAACTTGTACTGCTTGTAAGTCTGCACTCACTCCAGTATTACCTGTTGGTTTATGCACCCACTCATATGTTTTATATAAAACATTTACAGCAGAACCATTACCAATTAGAGTTCCTTCAAGAGGTCTCTTCATATT